CTGGGACTGTGTTCCGGTATTCGTTTGACAACTTCACCGTCGATGCCATATTCATCAAACGAATACCGGAACACAGTCCCAGGCATCAGGTTGATCCCGACGCGGGTGAACTCAAGCTCGGCCTTGGTAAACGGAATCGAGACAATGGCAAGCTCGCGTCCGCAGAGGGCTTGTGCGAGCGGGCCACTGTAACATGCAGGGAACTCCATCTCGGTGGCACGAACCTGCTGCTGCATGTTGATGTTGGAAAGGTCCTGATCCATGACAGTCCGAGACGTGTAGTCGGCATTCCTGTCGTTGAACTTGACCCGCATCTGATTGACGGTCTCTTCCCACGAAGGTTTAGAATAGTTCCGAACCTTCACGATCTGAGACTCGTTGTAGTGCGGCAACGTGTTCCGGTCATAGTCGTTTCTGATCAGGATCAGTTCGACAAGACCAGTTCCAGGGTCAGTATACATGATGGCGTCAATCTGACGCAGAATCTCGTTGACCACATCACGACCTGGGTTGCTCGCCTCGACCTTGAGTGATCCCGCGTTGCCCTCGTCCGCAACACGGACAGCGGCAGTGCGCCAGTTGGCGACGTTGATCTTCCCGACAGGAGTCCCGCGACGTGCGAACTTGTTGGTAACGAGATCGTAGAGGATCTCGATCATATTTGTATCATCGCCGATCCGGTGTTTGCCGTCCGGGATGCCAAGCGTGTTGGGGTAGCGTTCCAACTCGAAGAAGAACGGTTTAATGCTGGTTGACGTGCCAACGTAGAAGTCTTCAAAGACCGCGTGGCACATCATTGGTTGGCGTGTGGTGTCTGCACCGTCCGTCAAGCTGGCCAACAGGGCGTTAACAGGCTGACGGTTGTTCCCAGGATAGAAGCGGACCGTTCCTTGAACACCCCCACCGGCGTTGTTATCGCCATACAGGTTCGGCTTGTCAACGAAAAGGGTCCCAGCTTCCGCGCTGACGGAACCTTCCCAGCAGACGTCTGGGCCTGCCCAGATCCGGCGAAGCACCACATCCGGACCTAGGCACAACCCCATGTCCATCGTGATATAGTACTTGTACCCAGTAATGATCTTCTGTCGAGGACCGACAATACCATACTTGCGGGGACCTTTGGTGATGATCGGAACGGCGCGCAACGCACCGTAGTAGTTGGTGTTCGGCCCTTTGATCTTGACCTTCCCGTAGATCAGGGGCCAAGGATCACCTTCCTCGGATCGCGGGAATTGGAAGTCGCCAAGATTTGCTGCGCGAACGTTTTCAACCTTGGGTTTGGGCATCAAGGCAATAAGGCCGGCAATCAACAGCGTTCCGATCAGGGCGTAAAGGAACCAGGGCATCAGATACCGTCCGTGAAAACGTTGATCCAAGGGATGTAGCGGCACCCTCCGTAGTTGATTGCATTATTGAACTTGTTCTTGCAATCGTTCCAGGAGTGGTTGCAGCCAGCAGACAAGCGAACAGTGTCGCCAACTTTGAGGTCAGCAAACGGGAAGGTCACAAGAACGTCAGTTCCCGACCGAAGGGAGATAGCGCGCCGTTCGTTATTCCGAAGAAGAACAAGTTCTCCTCCCAGAAACGAAACAGAGGCAAACGCAGGGGGCCAGGCATTGAGTTCAATGCTGTTCTCAATAATACTCACCACGGTTGCGGTGAATGACCACAGGTCACGATTGACGCCGCACTGCTCGTCATACAGGGTCCAGTTGCACGGGGCCTGAAAGTAGACGCTCGGAAGGTTGCCCGAGAGCATCGCACCAAAGATCGAGGATGTGCGAATCTTGGCATCATCACCGACGATAGTGATGGACGTAATTGGGCCCAACCAAAGTGGGACTGCGCCAGCAGGATCATCACCGTCATGGTAGCGCCAGATCATCATCTCAAGGCCCATCGGTGCGATCTTTACGCCGAAGGCTTTGACGTATGGGTCAGACGCTGGTAGCGTCAATTCCAGATAGTGATCGTCCTCGTCTTGTGTGGACACGCTCAGGGCAGAACGCTTGAGGGGTTTGGTGAGGTAGGTCTGTCCCAAACGAACCACGTCATGCCCGGCAGAGGTGTAACGCATCGGCAGATATCCGGGTGCGCGAAGTTCGTAGAGCTCAATTGGCCTTCCGTCTGACCCGCTCGCTTCCCGTGTCGCGTATGTCATGCCTTGACTGTCCTGATTGCGAAAGAGACGATGGCGTGTTGCGGATAATGCGTGATTTGAACCTCATCCGTCTTAAGCCGAACCAGGAAAATCATGCTGATCTCGCTGATGATAGTCCACGCGCTGCCCGAAGGCAAGGGAGGATCGAATGTGATAGTCTCTTTCGTGTCATCGACAACAGCAGACCCGGTTATGTTGCACAGATGAACGCCCGCAGACGTCACAATGCGAAGCCCTTTCAGCTGCCCTGTATCCAGGTATGTCGAAGTGATCTCGTTGCCCTCAATCGTGATCGTTGCGGCGCCTTCGGCTGGGGCTTCGGTGAGGAACAGATCTTGACGGTAGGTCGGCAGCATAAATGCTTTCTGCGCACCGCGGCAGGTATCAAGGAACGTGCGCCAAAATGCAAGCTCGGACGGCGTGAAGAAACTGTCAATCATATACGAAACAGGCATCTCAATAAAAGATACCTTCCACGGATCTTTGTTGAACGTGGTGCGCCCATATTCTGCGAAACGACGTCCGGTATCAAACATCCAACTCTGTTGCTCGTTACCAAGAGGACGTTTGTCCAGCACAGGGTAACCGCCGAGCATCGTCAACGAAACGGTGTTCTGTGCAGACAAGAAAGGATACCGACGCTTTTTCGGACGTCCGCCAAAGGTCCATTTGCTCGATTGAACGCGATCCCGAGCAAGAGGGCTCACAGCGTCCATGGTAAGTTCGTATGCAGGAATGACGTAGGCACCGGCCTTGAAAGCGTTCTGAAGAGGTCCGGTAAGTGTAATGATGTCTCCAACAATGCTTTCCACACGAGCGGGTTCGCTTACGGCACTGCGGTCACGGATCACGATGTTGTCACCAACACGGATGTCTCCGCGTTGTGTCTTGGCTTCAATCGCGGTTGCACCAACAACTGCATCTGCACGAAGCGCAGTCAGGTAATGATAGAAAGGAACACTCGGGGCATTTCGAGCGGTGGACAAAAGCGTTCCAATAAGAGTAACGGTTTCATCGTTGTCGATTGCAGTGAACGTTACAGCGTGGGTTACTTCAGGTGTTGCTGCAAGACTGATCCGCTGTTCAGTACTGTCCTCGGCAACTAGGATATTGGTTTCCCAACGAAGGGTCTCCGTCCACGGATAGTCAGGAGGCAGCGGGATTGTGGTATCGCGCTCAATAATAAGACCAAGGGTAAAATCACCTTCTTCAAACTCAAACGTGATACTGCCTGCCGCAGAGGACGGCGCTTCATCGTTGATGGAGAAGCCAAGGGTGTCAATCTGAAACGCCCGCATGGTATAACCGGGCGCAACAGTGAAGTCGACCCCAGACACGTCTGTCAATGTAATCCCGATAAGTTCGTTTGGATCAGGATCGTAGAAAGTATTCCAAGCCGTAAAAGAAAAGATTGCACCAATTTCCGGATCACGCAGGGTGTAGGCATAAGCAGATAGCCAAAAGCGGTTGTGATAGATCTTGCTTTGCGTTACTGCCTCTGCCGCCGAATGTGTGGGAAGACTGATCACAGGGGCGACGAAAGTTGCAGCGATCTGTGGGACCAGCGCAACTCGCTCGTTAACGTTTTGAGGAATGCTGGCGTCAGCACGTTGCATGGCAGACAGCGTGAAACGTTCTTGTTCCACGTTAGACGCGGTTCCGTCGAACCGCGCCATGATACCGATAGGAACAAAAGCATGAGCCATCAGGCGACTTTCTTATACGCCAGTGCAAGCGCCCCGCTCGTCACGGCAAGCTGTGAGGTGATCTGTTGCGACAGGTCAGTCTTCCGAAGAAGCGGCATCAACATCCAAGTGTCGCCAGCGTAGTTGATCTCCTCCTTCGGAAGGTAGCTGTGCATTGCACCCGTGAATAGATCTGGGATCGTTCCAAGGTACATGATCAGCGCACTTGAACCGGTTCCGTTCATTATCACAAACGGGATAGGTTGCAGGGTTACGCCACCACTGAAAGGCTGATTTTGTGCCAAAGACCCAACGCCGAACGGACGATAGGAGTCGCCTCCGTTGTCACGAAGTTGCGTGATCACAGGTGGTGTGTTGTAGTTCGACAGACTCGGCCCGTGCATACACATGACCAGGTCAGGGTTCTGAACCGTGTCAAGAGCAGGCCAGCCAGAAGCCGGGTTGTATGGGGCAGACGCACCACCTTCCACAATATACTGAAGTCGGTCAGCATGGGTGTGAGAGGCAGAATACGCTCCAAACTGTCCAGCAGCAAAATGCGGCCAGCGAGTGCTGACACCCGAGTTCCAATCAAGGGAACCGGTGGACCCTGTCGCGCCAAGAGAAGCTGGATATGCGCGCCGATACGAAGAAGCAGCGTAGACAACGCTGCTATACGACAGCCCGTTCTGATCAAGTTGACCAAACGAGAAGTGGTTGAAGCAGTCAGAGTCGGTGCCGTTGCTGAACCTGGTCGAGACGTGAATGTAGTTCGGTTTCCCTGCCCCAGAGTTCGAGTAGATGTGCCAATCAACAATAGGCCAGTTCATGTTGGGAACAAGAACAGGGTTTGTCGAGCGACGCGCTGAGGCCTCAGCAGGTGTGTTTCCGATTCCAATCCGGATCAAGGTCTCGGTGAACGCGATTCCCACACCAGTTGCGAAGTTGGTCACAGATCGCGTGGTAGTGTCAAGGTGTACTCCCTTGACTTTGCCTTTCGAGATCGGCCACGTTCCACCAGTCGTTGTCCAACCATCAGCAACAGCATGCGCCAGGATCGCGGCAAGAAGATCGGATACGTTGCCTGCACCGGTGCTATACATTACGCGGCCTCCTTGATTGCAAACCAGTCGCCGTTGGTGCGACGATCACGGTTCGGGAAGACGCGATATGTGTCTGCACCGATAGTAAGTGTTTGTTCCGGGGTCAAAAGACCACCGCTTGGAACAACGTAAACGTCTGCAAGGGTTCCAAGGTTACCATACTCTGCGTCCATGACGATTGCCGGAAGCATGGTAAACTCGTTCTGCGCAGTGGGAACAAGTTTGTCAATCATCCTAGAGACGTTGCCACCGGTAGTTGAGTTTGTGCCAACACTTCCGGGCCATGTATTGTTAGTCACGGCTCCAAGAGGCATGCATGGCCACACAGAACAGCGCAGCCCGTTAAATGCATTGTGAGAACCGTCTGCAGCACCGCCACTGGTGCGACCCTGTCCAGGAAGCCAGCTCATGTCCCACCGCCGAGCGGAGAACATGCTTGTCCCCGGATCGACCATTGACGAGAGGTTGTTGTTGGTTGTGTCGAAAGTTGTAAGCCAGTTGTTGCCTGTGGCAAGAACTGCCAACGGGAACGGATAAAACTCAGGTTGCACAAAAGCACCCATGAACCCAACATACGCGCTGGTGTAATTCAACGCCCCGCTCTTGACGACAATTACAACTCGGAAACTGTTGGCGTAGAACCAATACGTCACAGTGGACGAGTTCATCATCAAGACTTTTGATGCTGCATCGGTTCCTGGTTGCATCGTCGGGTTGTATGCGGCAAGCGCGGAGTCAAAGCCCGTGCCTGCCCACATCTCGATGGTGCCTGACGTAACAGTCGGCTGAAAGTGACCGCGCATATGGATGTAGACGCGACGAGATGCATCGTATCCAGGCCCCTGCCATGACCACACGTCATTATTGCAGTGACGTCCGACACCGTTAACTGCAAAGGCGGTAACATTTTGATCTTCTAAACGTCCTGCTCGGAAAGGAGATGTGGAATCTGGATGTATCGTAGAAACAAAACCATCTGCATAGGTAAACGTTTTCAGTTCAGTTGCAGTCCAGGAGAGACCTGTGCGGCTCTCCATATTGTTCCAGGTAACACGATCATGAGACCATTGAATGGCAAAGTCTGACGGGCTATACAGAGGATCTGTATCACCAGTCATAGCAATTTCACGGACGATTGTTGGTGCTTCAAAATCATACTCAATGATCCACATGTTCCGGAATGAAGCGCGGTTTGTCCCACCAGAAATTAAAGTACTTGCACTTCCACTCGTAAACGCAGCACTCCAGTTTGCCGGATTTGTTGCAACATTTGTGCCTCCTGGAGTTGTTCTAAAGTGCAAACGGTTCAAACCAAAGTAATTAATGTAACCAGACCTTGTCGCAATCATCCGCCAGTAGCGAGCCGCTTTCGGACTCGCCATGTTCATGTCGGTGTCACCACGCAGACGCGTCCATCCGTTCGCGGTAAGGAACGTATTCAGCGCATTGAGAAGAGCCGCAGGGGTCTTCGCGGTGCCAGTTGTGAAAGTCATTATCGTGTCCCTGCGAGTTGCTTAATCTTGCCCGGATTCTTTTCCAGCTCGTTCCAAATGATACGCGATCCGTCTTGCGATTGCAAGGCCTTGAGCGCCTCTTTAGGATCAGTTACGTTGACCACGGTAATCGGAACGTCTACGTTACCCGCCGTGGCAGGTTTTGCAGCCTGTGCAGCCTTGTCAACGGATTTGGTATCTGTGCGTGCCTGGGTGTGCATTGCGTTGGACGGGCTTGCCCCACCGTTGGTATGTTCACCGCCATCCCGATACATCGGGAGCAGGCCAGCAAGGCTTTGTCCGGCATTGATCGCCTCAAGCAGCGGGCGATACTGTTTGGTCGCCTTGGCGTTGGTCACGAACTCACCGTTGGACAGGGCGGCAAGGCCTTTGTCGTCACGGGGACCTCCTGGGGCGCGGACATAACCGCCGTCCTTGAACGCGGCGCCCGCTGCTGCGAGCGTCTTTGTCATCGCCATTGTCCCGGCAATAGCGGCGTTTGCGCCGGCGGCGTTTGCGCCAGATGTGGCCAAAGATGCAAGGGCTGCGGCTGGTGCCCACATTGATGCCGAGGCCGTCGCCTGTGCCGCGGTCGCTGCCGTTGCAGCAGCCCCGATCCCTTTGCCGATTGCAGCGTTGATCAACCATTGAACCCCAAGCTTGACAAGCCCGGAGATCAGGGAGGCGAGAGCTTCCTTGGCGACGTTGGACAACGCCTCACCGAGGTCTTCCGAGTAGACGATGGCACGGCCGACGCTGTTGGCAAATCCGTCAGCAAACTGCGTGAAGAACTCACCCCACACCTGACCTGCCCGAGCCTTGAAGTTCACAAGGCCATCGGTCATCTTGTTCAGTTGCAACAGGAAAGCGTCGCCGAACGTTCCGGTGCCCGAATCCACTTTGAGTTGCAGGATCGCAACGTTGGCGTCATGAACGGCCTTGGCAACGTTTGCCGAGGCAAACGCCATCTCTGCGGCTTTGACCCGCAGCTCTTGCATCTTGACCATGTACTGCGCTTGGTTAATGGTGCCCTGCTGGAGCGCCATGTTCAAGGCAGTGTATTCGTCTTGCAGTTTCTGCAAGGCGCCAACGGTGGAATCCTCAATCGCTTTCAGGGCCTTACCGAGGCCGTCAAGTTCTTCCTTGGTCTTCTTTGCCCCGCCACCTCCACCTTGATCGCCAAAGCCCGGGGTCGTTCCCGAACCGAGATCAACGGGCTCAATCGGGTTTTTCAAGGATGCGGCATCACGGGCTGCTGCTGCATCCATGATCCCGCTTGTTACTTCACCGAGCTGCGTCTTGATGTTGCCAAGCCCATCAGCGGCCGCACCAAGGTAATCTTTGTTTGCAAACTCTTTATACGTCGCTGCGATGCTTGCACCGGCAGCGTTCATGTCATCTTTGAGACCCTCGGTGTCAGACCGCAGGTCGCTGAAGTCAACGGACAACGCACCGCGGATTGCATCACCGGCACCTTCAATGCCGGGGATGTTATCAAGGGCGTCACCAATGGCACCAAGGCCACGGGCAAAGCTGTTGATGATGAAGGCGAGGGCGTCAAGAACAACGTTCTTTGCAACGGCCATCGCCAAACGGAACAATGCTGGAATGCCTTCGGTGATGGAAGGCCCGATGGCTGCAACCATCCCGACATACATGCCGATGATCGAGTTCACCGAATTGTAGACAAAGTTGCCAATGCTATCAAGGGTCACGCCCCAGTTGCTCAAGAACGTGTTGAGGTTGTCTACCACGTTCGAGAAGAACGTACCGAACGCAGACATCATTCCAGCAGCGGCGGTATATGCGACCGAACCAATCGCTTTCAGGGCATCCCACACCTTGCTGATGCCGGAGACGATACGTGACCACACCTCAGCCACGATGGATCCGAGGCTCGCGGCCGTGTTGCCATACGTGATGGTCGCATCCCGGAGCATATACATGATGCCAACAAGGGCAACCGCAGCCGCGATGACAATACCAATCGGGTTGGCATACATGGCGGCGTTGAGACCCCACATTGCAGACTGCATGAGTTTAATGGCACCGCCTGCCGCGGTCGCCCAGATCCCGGTCGCGCCAAGCGCAATGTTGAGAGCCGTCTGTGCCATGATCACGCTGCGGATCGCCGTCGCTGTTGCCAGGATACGCGCGGCGCCCCACCAAGCTGCATACGTCGCCCCCGCAACAAGGGCGGCGTTGGCAAGAACCGCAAAGTTCTCGGCAACAAACGCAAGGGCGTTTCCGATCACGTAGCTGACGGCTGCGACGGCCCCGCTCTGTCCCAAGAAGCGTTGGAACGAGTTGTAGACCATGGTCAGGCCTTGCATGACGGTCGGCACAGTGTTGGCAAACTGCTCGTCAAGTTGCCCGCCACCTTTGATCACAGCGTCAAAGAATGCCTCCGAAGTCAGACGCCCGTCAAGCATGATCTGGCGCAGTTTGGCGACTGAGCCTCCAGCTTCCTCCATCCCACGGGCAGCAGCAAGAAGCAACGGTCGAGCGTTCTCGACCATCGAGTTCCATTCCTGCGCCCGGACGATGCCTTCGCCCATCGCCTGAGTGATCTGGATCAGAACCCCACGCGCAGCGTTTCCGGACGTGCCTTGCACGGCGAGGGCCTTACCTGCAAGCTCGGTGAAGCGCATCATATCGGCTTCGGACTTTCCGAGTTCGCCTGCCGCCTGCCCCATCTTGCCGTAAAGGTTGACGATCTGCTCATAAGGGGCACGCGACTTCTGCGCGATCCCGTAAAGCTTCTCCATCCCAGCGGCAACTTGATCCTGCGAATACCCGAGGATCTTGAGTTGGTTCTCCATGTTGGTGTAGCTGTCAACCGCACGAAGAACTTCGGTAACAGTGAATGCAGCGCCTAACGCACGGAGGCCACGCTGGAGAAGCGATACGCGGCGCTCCGTGCGGTCGGCGGCGCCACCGACGCTTTCAATGGCTTGAACCACGCGGGCCGAGCCACGTTCCTGGATGATAATGTCGATTATCTCACGGGTTGCCATCGACTTACCTTATTACGCCTCCACGGGCGATCCTTCGCACTGCTACCAACGCCGCGCGCCGGACGTAGTCTGCGCCTGCCTGTGGTGACTTACCCTTGTTCAATTGCTCAATATAGGGGAGAGCGTTCGAGATGTAAATGGTATCTTTTTCGCCGACACGTGCCAGGACAGCAAGCGACGTTGCCATCCTACCAAGCCAATCGCCTCGCCGCACGTAATCGGCAAAGCCTTCTTCATCGGTCGTGTAATCTGGCGAATTGAATGCAACGTTCCAGTTGAACCGCGCCTGCCCCGTGTCGATGGGTGTTGCGGTCACCACAGCCTGCAAGACGTCCTGCCCGACAAGCATCTTGATCTGCTTAACGTTGTGTGGGACGCGCTTCGCTCGGGCCCGCATATTCCTTGCAAATTGCCCGAGCGTCGCCATCACCTGTGTCCCTTAGTCCTGGTCTTCCCGCCACCCTTATCGGGGGTCTTGGTCCCCTTGTCAACGTGCGCCCGGTATACCGAATCCATTGCGTTGACGAAGTAGAACATGTCCTCCCGTTGTTCCCCGGTAATGTCATACGTCAGACAGTACCCGTTAATCGCGTCCCACGGTATCGGCCCAAGACTCATGCCGAGGTTTCGGCAGCTAGACAAGTCCTGGAACGCATTGTAGTAAAGAACGAGCCCACGCAAGAGCTCTGGTGCGTTCTTGATCTTCTCAGGCAGGTCTTCACCTGCCTGAGTAGCTTGGTCAATGATCCGTTCCTCTACCGCTCCCATCTCCAGTTGGTAGCGGAGGAACGAGATCAGTTTCCCGCGTCGGCATTCCGCTCTTCGGCGCGGTAGTTCGCCAGGTTCTGGGACTCGCGCTGGATGTCGACCAGCAGGTCCGGCAGGAGGCGAAGGGTTGCCGTCACGTTCTGCTTGTTGAACGGAACGAGGCCGTTCTCGTCAGGTTCGTGAGAATAGGTGCCTTCCGGAGCTTCCGGGTTGGCTTCGATGCCCTGCACCAGCGACGGTTTGCCCTTGACCGTGATCAGGGTTTCCCAGTTCTTGATGATGGTCTCGGCGTAGACCTCGGACATCATCTTGCGGTCGAGTTCCGGGTCCAGGATCCCAGCGTCGATCTGCCGGCGCATGGGTTTGGCCTTGCGTTCCAACGCCTTGGCAAAGTGAACGTTGGCACCGCCGCCCCGAGCAATCGTGATGGCGGTGGTCGAATCCGGCGTGAACACGACGCCATCCAACTCAAGGTTCTTGTCGGTCTGGTAGGTCTTGAAAAGTCCCATTTGCTTCTCCATCGCATTAGGGGTGGGTAATTCTTTGATGGGGAGCCACAACCGAAGTTGCAGCTCCCCGACTGCTCGCCCTTACGCGAAGGACGGCAGGTACGGGAACCGAGCGACCATCAGCGTGTGACCAAGGGTGGACTCGGCGGCCATCGTTTCCAACGGCAACTTGATCGGCTGGTCCTGCTCGACAGCCAGGCGGCCGTCACCGAGGGACAGCAGCGGGATGTCGAAGACCCAGCCGGCGCCTTTCTTGACCAGGATCAGGTCTTGGGTCACGTCAGCGTTGTTCCGGACGGCCTGAACAGCAGCGATGTCCGAGAAGTAGACTTCGGACGAACCGCCGACCTCGAACGTGCCCGCGGTCATCGAGAACGCACCCAGCACACCGATTGCCTTGTTCGGGCTCACGTTGTTGTTGATCTCGATGCTGAACTCGGTCGCGTAACCGAACAGCGCGGACGGGTTCGGGTTGCCCGGCGTCACGACTGCCATCTTCGACCGGCGCACATCGGAGGTTGCGTTGTAGGCATCCTCCACCGCAAGCGACGGACGAGTCCCGGCCTTGACCCCGGTCAGCCCGTTGCGCTGCTCGTTGTCCTGAGCGATGAAGGCCAGATCTGCGGTGATCAGCTCGCCCTGTTGCAGGTTCAGGGTGAACTCGTTGGACATCGCGCCGATCAGGTATTCCGACATGACGCCGTTGGCATCCCGCCCGAGGGTCCGTTCCAGCTGGTAGGTGCGCCGCTTGATGTTGTCCGGGTTCGGTTCGTTGCGGACGAACACG